AACGATCTTGAATGATGTGATCATTGAGTATGTTGAGTTGCTTGGTCAATCCAATCGAATGCATGATCTTCACGAGTTCACATCAAGAGAGATTGAGAGTGATCTAGGTAGAGGATGAGTGTTACAGAGTGTAAACATCTCTTGATTATCCAACCAATCCATTCTATAATTAAATCATGAAACAAAACGATTCAATGTTCAATTCTGATCTCACTCCAATGTTCGATGGTTCAGTTATGATGAACGAAGCATCCATGAAGGATAAAGCTGTAATGGCTGCGCTTCAAGCATTGTATGAAGATGATTTTAAATTCAGATCACCTAGCTCTGGATCTTGGAATATCTCTGATAAAGATTAACGGATCAACCCTGATCCTTTCCTCAAGCATTAATCCCTAGTGCTTGATGAAGGGTTCAAGATTACTCTTCACTCAACACTAATCTTATTATGTTCAACATGTTAATTGATGTTCCATCTCGTACTAGTACAGCTGTACGCACTCTTAAAGTTGACGCCTTAACTGGTCAAGCTTTCGTTGAATTCCATACTGGGTATACATACGCATATGGTAACGTGAGCAAGCGAGCCATATTAAATGTGCTCTTCAATCCTGATGTATCTCTTGGTTTCTGGGTTAACCGTAACCTCGTACAATCAGAGAGAACAACACAGCTCAACGGTGATGAGTTTGATTACAAGCAGTTCGACTCACCTAACGTAGAGCTACCAGCTTTCGTGTAGTACATTTGTATCACAATCGATCGGTGTCATGTGTGTAAATCCAATCGGTTGTTTTCTTGATCCCTTAGTATAGTGGTTAGTACGCTAGCTTGTCACGCTAGTATCACGAGTTCAAATCTCGTAGGGATCGTTGACCTTCATTGGTCATTCATTCACTAAGCAATTCTACTTATGAAATCAGCTTACGAAACTATTCAAGATGTTTATGACATCGAGACACTAAGAGAGATACGTGACCACGGTTGTGTATCTGGTGTGGCGCATGATCACATCTATTACCATGAAACTGAGAAGTTTTATGATCAATACTCAGAGGAGATCATTGACTACATAGCTGACACTCTTGGAGGTGAGCACAACGAACAGGTATGGAATGATAACCCGCTATTCGTTGAAGGTTTCAAGAATGACATGGTATGGACATTCATTGAGATTGTAGCAGGTGAACTCGTTGAACAGTACGAGGACACAACACAGGAAGAGCTCAGTGACTCTGATGAATACACCATTGCTCCAGATGGTGAGGTAGTATTCAAGTGTGATGAAATTGATTTTGATTTCTCTAGTAAAGGGGATACATTAACCGCTAAACCCTTGAACGCTACAACCTATGAAGCTGTTAAAGAATTAGCTAGCACACCATGGGGACAAGATCACCTGGAGATTGTTAGCGCATGACTTCCTTAATCGTATGGGTATGCTTAGTCATACTCATTTTTATTTTCTTAAAGAATACTATCAACCATGCATAGTACATATGTATCACAATCGATTTCGCACGTATCACATGAGAAGCTATTCAAGATATATAAACAGATAACCAAACCCGAGAGAGTATTAATACCTAAACCTATTCGTAAACACTACAACGTTCACTTATTTGGATAACCACCATGTCCTGTCAATGTAAACCCGAATACTACACCATCACCTCAATAGATCAATTTGATGGATCACCAACCGTTATTGGGATATTTGACTCAATGCGAGCTGTATGCTTTCGCCTTCAAAGAATGTATAGTTCTTGTGGCGATGAATACCGTGTTGAATGCTTCCACTTATCTGATGCTGAATCAGAAGCTGCAGAGCTAACAGAACAACAGGTAAACCGTGCTAGGTATCAGAAGGAAGAGCGAGACAAAGAGCAAGCAGTTAAAGAGCTTGAAGAAATCAAAGCTAAAGAAGACTGGAAGTATTGCAGAAAAGAACTAGAAGAAGAGGATCAAAAAGAATACCTAGAAAACTTAGAGAATTCTATTGATGAACATTTGAAGGAGGATGCAGCATGAACCAAGAACTAATCAAAGCACTAAGAACACATGCAAACGGTGAGATTGCTTATCACAAAGCCAACGTTTCAGTTTACCTCAATAATCCTGTTGGGATTGGTGAACATTCTGATGTTATGGGAGCTATCACAAATGAGCTTGAAAGGATAGCTTACTATGAAGACCAGCTCCAAGTATTGGAGAAGCACTTCAAATGATTGAAACTATTATTATGATTCTGTTCGCTTCTACTACTGCGCTAACTCTATTAGCTGTTGGTGTTGAAATGGATTTGAATGACAATGAACAGAATACCTAACTGGTTGCATCATTCCAAAAAGGAACAGAAGCGAACCCTTAAACCTCAAGCATTGCGACAATCTAAAGCAAAGCTTAAACAACTTAAGAAGAGATTGAGTAGTACTACTGTACTATAATACACATGTACTATTCTTCTCTTCTTATTTTATTTTTTTAAAAATCACAATCGAATCACAATCGACAAGGAGGCAAGGACGCATGAAGTATCATGTGACATTACAATCAGGTAGGGACTTAATTCTTAACTCTGGTCATGACGTATGGCAAGTAGCATATGATGCTTATGAAGAAGCTTGCTTACACGATGATTATCTAGTAGATGTGGTACCTATCTATGAGTAGAAAACGTTATTACCCTAACAAGTGGCGAGCTATCAGGAATGCACCTGAAGAAGCGTTCGAACCACTAGACTTCGAGGACTTCATGGATTGGAAGATTCAAGGATGGAGAATACCTGATGCTGTTCTATGTATCATTCGAGAAGAAGATCCTAAAACAGGTAAGGTCAGAGAGTTCACATATAAACGTGAACATGCTGCTAAAAAGAAAACACATGAAATCATGGACGCAGGTAATCATTTTGTTATCTGCACTGCTAATGAACTAAACACCTTTAAACCCGAGGAGGATTGGGATGATGAGAACTATGAATGACGTGTACACATACCAACAACAAGCGTTAGATTTACTTGATCCTGATCACCCGCATTATGAGGAGATCAAGGAGCTACTACAAGACCAAATCATGGATGAAGTACATGACCTCAATGCCACTTATCGAAGAACAACTTCAACTTGAAAGAGATCAAATAACACAGGGTCTCAAGTGTCTCACTGATAATACTATCAAGCTGGAGAACAAGAGCTATGCATCAGCTTCAGTTTATGGTATTGCTTCTATTGATTCTCTATTACCTAAATTGGTTAAACATATAGAGAATACGCACAATCGAATTCACGAGGGTCATACTGGTATTGCTTTTAAAGAGATACATAAATATCTCAAGGACTTAGAGCCATTAGCAGCCGCATCAATAGCTTGTAAGGTCACCTTTGATAAAGTATTTAGCTTTAAGGAGGGTAGTAACTTTGCAACTAATGTACTTGATTCTATAGGTCATGCGATAGAAGATGAGTGTCAGATGAGATATTATGAAGAGAATGCACCTGCTTTATTAACAACTCTTAAGAATAACTATTGGCATAAATCAATAGGGACTCAACAAAAGGTAGTTGTTATTAAAACATTAATGAATAGATATAATGTATTAACATGGACGCCGTGGGGAAGATCAATACGTGTTAAATTAGGAGGTTGGTTATTAGATTGTATAATGGAATCAAGTGGTTGGTTTTATAAACAACCTATACGTGAAGGACGCAAGACAATAGTTTATGTACTACCTACACCAGAGTTTTTAGATATTAAGGATGATGTTATAGCAAATGCAGAACTATATAGTCCATTAGCTTGGCCAATGCTAGTCATACCAAGGGATTGGAGCAATGATGAGCCAGGTGGTTATATGTTGAATGAAGTTATGAAAGGTCATGACTTGGTAAGAAGGGGCGACAGCCACCGTATACAGGGAGAAATACCACTCGCCTTCTTAAATAAAATACAGAAGGTTGGATATCGATTAAATCCCTTTACAGTAGAAGTCGCTGAATTTCTATTGAAGAAAGGAGTGGCAGTTGGGAAGTTTCTCCCTATTATTCATTACGATCTACCTACTAAACCAGTAGATATAGCTGATAACGCTGAGAGTCGGAAGACCTATAGACGTCAAACAGCTGAAGTATTGAATAAACAATCACAAGAAACACGGCGGTCATGCAGAACACGTATGACAATGAAAGCTGTTGATAGGTTTAAAGATAGAAAAGAATTCTTTATACCTTGGTCTTTTGATTATCGTGGAAGAGCATACCCTATACCTGCATTCCTTACACCTCAAGATACTGACTTTGGGAAGTCACTGATAAGATTTTCTAATGAGTCAGTTGTTACTCACGACTCACATAAATGGTTAGCTTTTAATTGCGCCACTACTTATGGTAGAGATAAAGATACTTGGGATGAAAGACAGCAATGGGTTAAAGATAATAGGTCTATTATAATTAGAGTAGCTACAGATCCTATAGATAATATTGGAGATTGGGAGGCAGCCGAGGAACCGTGGCAGTTCCTAGCTTCATGTGATGAATACTATCATTGCGTGATACTTAAAGACCGTAAGACCACGGGATTAATGATTGCAACAGACGCTACATGTAGTGGTCTCCAAATTTTAGCAGGGTTGGCTCGTGACAAGAGCACAGCTAAGCTTGTTAATGTGTTACCATCTAGTAGACCACAAGATGCGTATGCTGTAGTTGCTGAGAAATCTAAGCCTAATATACCTTATATCCTACATGACTATTGGGATAGGAAGTGTGTCAAAAGAACTGTCATGACTATACCCTATAATGCTAAACCATTTAGTAATAGGTCATACATCAGGGATGCACTGGCTGAGAAAGGTATGGAGATAGATAAAGATGATCTCACAATCGTTGTTGCTGCTGTTAGGTCTGCTATGAATGATGTAGTACCAGGTCCAATGGCAGTAATGAGATGGATTGAAACTGAGGTAGCAAACATTATTAAACAAGGAGCTACATATCTAAGGTGGACTACTCCATCAGGATTTGAAGTAAACTATTAGGTCGTTGTAGACTTACTGTTGCTACTCAAGATGGAGATCAAGTAGATAGAACCAGACATAAAGCTGCTACTGCACCTAACCTTATACATTCACTAGATGCTAGTCTATTACATCTAAGTGTACAAAGGTTTGATGCACCGATAGCATTGATTCATGACAGCGTGTTAACAAGAGCTACAGATATGTCATTACTTGCTACAATAGTAAGGGAAACATACATGCACTTGTTTGCTGAGCATGATTACTTAACCGAGTTTGCCCAACAAATAGGGGCAAGCACTGACCCACCGATTATTGATGACTTAGAACCAGCATCAGTAATTGACTCAACTTATTTCTTTTGTTAAATGTATCCATCATTATTTGATAGCTTCTTCTCACCGCCTACTATAGTTGTTGTCTCTGAAGAGAGACTCAAGAAGGCTGAGCAAGAACAAAAACAAAGACAACTAGACTCACTTGATGAGCGTATTAAACAGCTCACTGAGTACAGAGCAGAACTTGCCAAAGATGTAGAACCACAATCGCTTGAGGAGGCTCTCACTGGTGAGTAGAACTATCCACAAGACTGACAAACCTGTAACCCTTGAAGGCTTTCAAGCTATACTAGAACCTAGTAAGTTTGGGTATTCATTGGCTGCTATTGTTGACGGAGCTACCGTTGATAAACTAGAAACTGAAAGATCAGAAGTTCTTAAGTGGGCTGAATCTAAACTTAAAAATCCTAAGCGTAGTACACTCAAGCCAGAACCTTGGGAAGAAGTAGCTGATGATCAGTATAAGATTAAGTTCTCTTGGAATGAAGATAACCGCCCACCTGTGGTAGACACAGAAGGTACACAAGTTACAGATACTAAGACTCCATTATATGCAGGATCTACAGTTAAGCTTGGCTTTTATCAGAAACCCTATATTCTACGGGATGGGGTTACCTATGGTAGCTCTCTTAAGCTTGTTGGCGTACAGGTTATCTCAGTAAAAGGACAAGCAGGTGTTGATACAGGTGACTTAGATGCTGATGCTGTTGCTGAACTATTCGGTAAGTCATCAGGATTCAAGACAGCTGATCCAAACGTAACACCTACCACCAATGACGAAGACGAAGACTTCTAAATTCAGGTCAAAACTTGAAGAAAATATCGCAAATCTACTTGATGGTTTGGGAGTATCTTACGGATATGAATCAGAGAAACTTGATTATACAATTGAGCATAATTATACTCCTGATTTTGTCCTCCCAAATTATACATACCTCGAAGCAAAAGGATACTGGGATCCAAAAGATAGAAGGAAAATCCTTGCAGTTAAAAAGGATAATCCAGACATAGACTTAAGAATGGTATTCCAGGCTCCTTATAATAAGATCAGTAAGAAATCTAAAACAACGTATGCTCAGTGGTGTGATCGTCACGACATACCATGGACGTCATACCAAAATATACCTATTGATTGGTTGGTCTAATGACCGAATCAGAATTCGTTAGGCATATGCCATGCAGTAATTGTGGTTCATCAGATGGAAATTCCCTCTATTCTGATGGGCACACATACTGTTTCGTCTGTCACGATAGAACAGGCGGCGACAATGATGTTTTTCACAATCGAAACGTGAGCAAAACTGTACACCTTACAGGATCAGCCGAACGGCTGCATAAACGTAATATATCTGAGAAAACTAATCAGTTCTATCAAATATACAGGGACGGAGATACACTTCGCTTCCCATACCATGATGAATCAGGTATACTACAAGGTGTTAAAATTAAAACAAAAAAGAAAGACTTCCGTTATGAAGGAGTTCCCACTGATACCCTATTCGGTCAGCATCGTTTTCCTAATAGTGGTAAACGTATTGTTGTTACTGAAGGTGAATTAGATGCAGCATCCTGCTATGAAGCTATGGGAGGATGGCCTATGGTGTCTTTACCACACGGTGCTGCTAGTGCGAAGAAAGATATACAAAAGCAAATCCCTTTATTTCAAGGTTATGAAGAAATTGTCCTCTTCTTTGACAGCGATGAACCAGGGCGTAAGGCTGCTGAAGAGGCGGCGACCGTCCTCCCACCTGGCAAAGTCAAGGTTGCTCGCCTCGAAGGTTATAATGACCCGAGCGAGGCGTTACAAGCTAACAATGCTGAAGCGATTCGAAAGGCTATATGGGACGCTAAACCGTTTAGACCTGATGGCATTGTTGATGGAAAAACGTTATTGGAGGTGGTTACCACGCCTCAAGCCCCGTTCGACCATGAGTACCCTTTCCAAGGGCTCAACAAGAAACTACACGGGATCAGGTATGGCGAACTTGTCACATTTACTGCTGGCTCTGGAAGCGGAAAAACCAGCATCATGCGTCACATTGCAACTGACCTATTACAAAAAGGGGAA